TAAACATACCAGCCGTATTGCTCTTTATTTCGATTCAAAGGTTTAATGTACTGCTCGATATCATCATCGATCTCTTTAACATCCTTAAACCTTTCAAATTTTTTATCCTTAAAATAACTTTTAACACCATTTGAAACACGTTTTTTACTCTCGTCACTGTGAGTAAATACACTGCCACCATTTTTTAGATTGTATCCTGTCGGAAACAAACTGTTATGATGTTTGATATAGTGTATTTCTCTATCATTAGCTTCATTCATTTCACAACATTCGATCAAATCAACCACAAAATCCGCTACACCATATTTTCGGATGGCGTTATTTAAATAATGTGATTGGTTCTTCTTGGTCGAGAAAGCTTCTGATATATGACATCGAAATCTACCGTCGTGTCCGTAAGGTCTGTATCTCTTATGGTTTAATATATGCGAAACCGCTTGTCCAACATATATCTTACCGGTTGTAAGATTCGTTATTTTGTAAATTTCGCAATAGCGTTCGGCTGGGTCGTCTAATATAACGTTTGACAGTCTTTGTTGTTTTGATGGTTCCATTACTATATATAAATATTATTCTTTATGTTGTTTCCTAAAGAATCAATCGACTAGGAGGTAGCACGCTTTTCACGCCTCCTGTTTTCGACAGAGAAGTTTATCGAAATCCGCATTGTAAGGTTTAGTACAGGCGACATTCATACGAAAGGTATCGCCTACGGGCATGATGCGGACAATATGGCCCATCATCGACATCCGATGTAAAGTCGGTTGTCGATTAAAGAGAATACAGTCGCCATCCATCATATGCCGATGAACAATATCGCCGATCTCGAGTTGGATCGAGTCGCGATCGATATAACGCAGAGAGATATTGTCGCCATTTTTTCGAACGAGAATTTTCGCACCCGGGTGAACATCCGGTCCATTGCGTACCAACTTCTCGAGAAATTTCAAGTTGCGCGCATTCACCGAGACTGGCTTTGTTAAATTTTTCGCCATTTTCATGGGTACGCCTAATTCAGTTGCCGATAAATTCGGATCAGGCGTGATGACCGAGCGGCCGCTGTAATCGACACGCTTGCCCATCAAATTTCCGCGCACCCGCCCGTGCTTGCCGACCAGCCGTTCTTTGATAGATTTCAAAGGCCGGCCCGACCGTTGGGACATTGGCGGCGCACCGGGAATTTTATTATCAATCAATGAGGCGACATAATATTGTAAAAGAATCGTCCAATCATTGATAACGTTTGTCGTCGCGTTGGCCTGAATTTTTTCTTGTAAAGTCTTGTTCGCTTTGAGAATACTGACAATAATGTGTGTTATATCGTCTTCACTCCGTTGCTGCGAATCGTGCTTGACGGAAGGCCTGACGGCGGGTGGTGGAATAGCCAAGACTTGACAAATCATCCAATCAGGCCGCGACCAAATCGGACTAAAGCCCATGAAGGTGACATCGTCGTCTGATATGCGGCGAAAACATTTGAGTAAGATTTCGGGGGTCAATGTCATGACCAGCTTCTCATTCTCGTTGCCGGCTCCTTCGACATTTTCCCATTCAGCGACAAGAGTAGATAATCCTTCCTTTTTTATTTTGCTTGGTTGTTTACAGCCACAGCCGTCGTCAATATCTTCGCCGCAACGCTTAACTTTACTCGCGTAAACAAAGACGGCCGACCACCGATCTTCGGCGGACATTTTCAGCAAATGCTCGTATTTTTTCTTGCTGATCAAGAGTTTACTACATTTGATACAAATACAGCGAGCAATTTTGATGATCGTGCTGAGGTATTGAATATAAAATAATGGTCGCGCCAATTCAATATGGCCAAAATAACCAGGTGTCTGCATATAATCCAATCCATCGGTGGGACAAATAAGACCGGGATCCAAAACGCCCATCCGCGGATCAAATAAACCGCCGATGGCAGGTTTATTATTCACATAAGCTTCGCGGTTAGTAATCTCAGCCACGGACCCTTTTCGGATTTCTTCAGCGGATAAAATACTGAATTGAATTCCGATAATTTTGGTGGCATTTTGCTTCTGCATAGCTCCTTTGTTTCGATTAGAAGCCATAGTGTATCTTATATTAATATAACAATATTTATATATGTTTAATTCAATTTTTTGTGTATATCTAAATAGACACAAAAACTTATTCACCCGCGGTCGCAAAATCAAACTCTTTCTCAATTTGTGTTAATATGTTAGCAGCGTGCTTGTTTTTAATGTTCTCGCATTCGCTCTTCGCGTCCGCCGTCAAAGGCACCAGAATGCAGACTAAGCCGGTCATGGAGAGTTTTTTTTCATTCTTGCCAAAAAACTTCTTTTTCACGGAGGTTTCGGTTAAGGCTTTCATCACCAAAATGCCTTTATTTCCATCGTGATCCACTATATCTTTGATCCACGCATCATCTTCTTTCTTGACATCTTCGCCATAGCAAATATCAATCGTGAGACCAGATACCGCATTTAAAATGCCCGGAATATTCCCAACCATTCCTGCAACCGTGGCGCTAACTAATTTCGTCAAAGTATCAACCGCAATTTTATATTCAGTAAAATCGACTTTATGTGATACATGTTTAATTTTCGAAATAGCCCATTTTTTTCCCTCGCTTTCTTTCTCCAGCATACCGTCATTGGCGACTAAAACCGTAGGTACCGAAATGTTTGCCTTTGCCCAATTCATTAGATCAGGAACAGCCTGCTGTACATAACCCTCTTGAGAATGGAGCGAAATTTGATTGCGGGCGTGATAGACAATACAGGCGCGTTCATGTTGCTTGGACGCCGCGATCGCATCCGCTTTATTTGTGTAAGGACCACAGCGATCAATACTTTTGGTACCCCCGAACCAGTCGCCAAACGCAGCGAACGCATTCCCTTTGAAAAAGACCAGATAATAATCGCTCATATACACTAAAGCGGAGAAAGTAAAACACCTGATTTATTTACTTTTGTATATTTTTATATATTTTTATATATTTTTATATATTTTTATATATTTTTATATATTTTTATATATTTTTATATATTTTTATATATTTTTATATATTTTCATAAATTCACAATTCAATAAATCTTCTTTTGTAATATGTCTTTGCCAATATAGAACATTATTAATATAAATCTCTTCATCGTGTTCATCTTTTGCGTATTTATTGTCTGGAACTAATAGATATTCTACACAAAAATTTGGAGTAAGTGTTTGTGTATGTAATATAGCCCATAAAGAAAAATCTTTAATATTTTCTTTCAAATACTCGATGGAATAATAGTTTTTATTTTTGTATAACTCACCATCTCTTTTAAAATCCTCCATTTATAATAGCTAGATTATAAATGTCAAAAGTTTAAAAAAACCGAGAAAGATAATTTAATAAAAAATTGAAATGAAAAATAGTTTTTGAAAAAGAATTAAACCCAACCTTTCATCAATCATCATCATGTCGTCTGCTACTGAACAAAAGAAATATAACACGCGTTTGGCCATGGCGGTCAAGGCTGCTACAACTAGCAAGAAAGCTGAAGTTGTTGTACCGCATGAATCTTCGGATGATGATGATATAGATATAGAGGAGACCGACGAGGAAGACGATGACGACGAGGACGAAGACGACGAGGAAGACGACGAAGATTATATCGCGTCGGATGATGAAGGGGAGCTAGATGAAAAGCTTGCCGATCATGAATATAAAAAGTTTCTCAGCGAATTATTTCCGTCCGAATATATGGCCAAGCGGGCTAATTCGGCGCTGATTCAGCATAAAAAATGCGCACCTAAATGCCCTCCGGCGCCCAAGAAAACAGCTCGTCGACGAATCTTGAGCGATTCAGATGAGGAGATGGATATCATCGAACCAGACCAGCGCAAGTCGAAAAAGGGTATGAAAAATTTCAACATTTCCTTTATTATTAGCGACAATCATTTGCGCGGCGGCGATGATGATGCTGATTATATGTCATCTTCCGAAGCTCTATACGATGAAACATATAGTGATAGTAGCGATACGTCCGACTCGGAAGAAGAGGAAGAAGAGGAAGAGGTCGAAAAGAAAATAAAAACAACCGCGACAGATGAAATCGCGGCATTTACCAAAATGAAGGGTTTATTTGAAACCCTATCCTCGACCGATCAAGAAAATCCAGTCATTAAAAAAATGTTGGACGATATTAAAGATAAGGAAAAGCGGTTCGTGAAAAAGGCCGAACTTAAATCCAAAAAAAGGAAGATTGAAAACACCAAAAAACTCAAGACGCTTTTGCGGGAGCGCGACGTCATGAATGATTTACAATATTTCAACGAAAAAATGTCGGTAGAAGAGCAGGAGAGCGCTCTATTACAAATCGCAGAAATAAAAAAACACAACGATATTGCGAAACCTTATCGGCTTACGCTACTCGATGCGGACATTCCTTCCCAGTACAAAGCCATTGCCTATCGCAAGATATCCTCTTTGCGCAGTATGGAACCCGGTGGAGGCGATTACTACAAAATGAAAAACTGGGTAGACACGTTCATGCAAATTCCGTTTGGCAATTATCGCAATCTGCCGATTTCTATCGCGGATGGCGTGGAAAAATGTCACGAATTTATGGACAATGCCAAACAGATTTTAGACCAAGCCGTCTATGGTTTGAACGACGCCAAGCTCCAAATCATGCAAATGGTCGGGCAGTGGATCGTGAATCCCAGCGCGATTGGTACCGCCATTGCGATTAAAGGGCCTATGGGGACGGGCAAAACAACCTTAGTCAAAGAAGGTATCAGCAAAATTCTCGGCCGTGATTTTGTCTTTATTGCGCTCGGCGGAGCAACGGACAGCAGCTTTCTCGAAGGTCATTCTTACACCTATGAAGGCTCATCGTGGGGCAAAATCGTCGATCTCTTGATTAAATGTAAGAGCATGAATCCTGTCATCTATTTCGACGAGCTTGACAAGATCAGTGATACGCCCAAGGGCGAGGAAATTGCGGGAATTCTTACGCATTTGACCGACACGGCCCAGAACAATCAATTCCATGATCGATATTTTTCGGAAATTGAATTTGACCTCAGTCGCTGTCTCTTCATCTTCAGCTACAACGACGAAAGCAAAGTCAATAAGATTTTGTTAGACCGGATGTATCGTATTCAAACTCAAGGTTATAACCAAGACCAGAAGACGACGATTTCCAACAAATACCTCTTGCCCAAGATTTGCGATCAAGTGAAATTCAACACAGCGGATATTAACATCTCGAACGAGACGCTACACTATATTATTACCAATTATACCGACAAGGAAGACGGGGTGCGGACGCTCAAGCGCTGCCTCGAAATCATTTACACGAAACTCAACTTGTACCGCCTGATGCGCCCGGACACGAATATCTTTGAAAGCGAAATGTCAATTAAAGTGGAATTTCCAATGCAAGTGACAAGCGAAATTGTAGATAAATTAATTAAGAAAAATGTAGATAATGGAGGGTGGCATAATATGTATATGTAATCAATGCTTTCTTATGATGGCATACAAGCCCTTTCCTATAATGACAGATTTTTGTGGTTGCGGAATAAACCTTTTTTTATCAACCGGTATTTTTATCTGTCTTTGTTTTTCTTTATCTATGCCAAGTTTTATTTGCTGCGACATGATTTTTACAATGTTTCCCATATTTGTATATAAACATAAAATGATTTATCTGATAAACACGTAAAATGATGATTATTAAATTTTTTTCCAGTTTTGGTCCATCCGAGGGCTGTATCGAAGCCAATACAAGAGTCTCCGAATTACTAAAGGACCCGGCTTTTAATAGAGACTATCGCTTTACTCTTGGAGAAGATTATACCCATGCGATCATTTTGAATACGGCCATGCCGCAATTAACTATACCGAAAGAAAACGTTATTGGTTTGGCTTTCGAGCCGCTTATTTTTTTAAATTTAACCGATAAATTTATTACTTATGCCAAGAAAAATATCGGCAAATATTTGATTGGTGAAAAAAAAGATCTGCCGCCACCTTTTATGGAACATTTTA